CATTTTAAACGTGGGATTGAGAAAAAAAAGAAACATGGTGGTAAACCAGGTTATCGTTTGTCTAACTCCATGCGTATTAATATGGAGATAACAATGACTGATGAATCTGTATTAGTGTGGGTTCATGAAGTATTAGGTGTAGGCACGTTAAGACCTAAGAAAGTAAAAGGTAGACGTAAAGATGGTACTAAATATTTACCACAATGGAAATGGCGAGCAACATTCAGAGATGCATACTATGTCTGTCTATTGATCTGGCCATTTGCTCATGTTAAAATAGATAAGATAAATCAGATCATGGAATACTATGCTGATAAAAAAATAATGAATGGAAATGTAATAAACTTAGAGGAGTACAGAGCAAGATGATGTTAAGATTTTATTTATGGGTTATGGGTTGGTCAGGTTCAATTAATACTTGGGCGTGGCATAAACAAGCTACAATAATCAAAAACAAACAACAGAAAGAAAACGAAGAATATTTAAAAGAACTAAAAGATAAACTATGAGCGAACAAATACCTATATCAATATTTAACTGGGGACCTTGTGTTGTTAAGTTAAAAGTAAAAGATGAGTTTAAAAAATTATTGTTGGATGAAGGTAAGAAAAATAATGAAGACTACACGACTAAGTTAGCAGGAATCTTGGATAAAGAAACAGGTTATAGTCCTGAGTCTAAAAATAAAATATTACCTTTCTTATCACAATATATTGGTGTCTATGATCAAGCATACCAAAAATATGTTAACAAACCATATGATAAAATGCCAGAGTATGTGTTGTCAGCTCTTTGGATAAACTATCAACAACCAGGAGACTTTAATCCACCACACGATCACGATGGTAAACTATCTTTTGTAATCTATTGCAGTATGCCTAAAGAATTAAAAAAAGAACACGAAGACTATAAAGGTAAAAGTTGTGGTCCTGGTGGCATACAATTTATTTATGGTAATGGACCAAGAGACGCCATTACTTATATGTC